TTTTGCCTGCTCCATCATTTCTACAGGTGCAAGATTTTTTCCCTGCCCACCTAATTGCTGATAATTAATTGCAAAAGGAAATTTATGATATGATCCAGGATCTCTTCTATGCTCATCAATCATACTATCCACTGCACTACTCCACACTGCACCATTTTGATTAAGAAGAGGGTTAGCTGCAGGATTTCCGCCCTCCGCCATAGATATAACCCTAAATGGAGCAATGTCTTCAAAACAAATAACTTCATTATATCTTTTCAATGTCTGTAACATGAAAAAATCTTCAAATATAAACATACTAGGAGGTACTGCTTTACCATCTGTTCTGATAGTACTTGGAGTATCTAATTTAAGATGTATGAAATTTTTAGTATTAAATGCAAGCATAGTTTTATTATGCACACATTCAAATATTATTTTTGGAGTCTTTTTACTGTAAAACTTATTATTTTTAGTAGTAATCTTTTTAGCATATTGTTGAGGAATATCCCAAAAATATTCAGATTCTCCAGTAGTTTCTTCATATCTAATTTTAATTTCTTTTGCAGGCCAATGAACTACATGAATTTTATCTACATCGTTAGCTGGTTTATCTACACACTTATGTTCTCCTTTATAGCCACATTTAAGACATAACATTGTATAAATATTTTTATTAAACTCATAATTTTGAAGTTTATCTATACTTGAAGATTTGTGGCAACTAGGACAAGTGAGATATCTATAAAATCCTTGGTTAACAGTTACGAATTCGTTACCATAAGCCAAAAGATTTAATCCAGCTTTTGATAGTATTTGCTTCCATTTTAATTCATCTAATATTTTTTGATATTCTTTTTTAGCTTCTTCATCATCACAGTCTATTGTGAGAGAAGTGATAAAATAATTAGCTATACGATTTAAAGCTTGTTTATAAAACCCATTTCTAAAAAGAAAATGTTCAGCCCAAAGGAGCATCCCCTCGATATTCATCGGAAGATACTGTAATGGAATATTATAAAATGGATTTGAGTAACGGTCTCTGCCGTTGTCTCCTACTTTAAAATAACTTTGAGGATCGTCTGGAGTAGTCATTGATTTTCTTGGTCAATATTATTTATAGTTTTAGGTGTTTTTAATTTATCCTTATTTTGTTCGTCTGCTACTTCAAACCCATCTTCATCGTAAAATTCTGCTTTTTTAGAATTATCAAAATCACTTAAAGATTTACTCGTTAGCATTCCATTTTTTTCCATAATTATTCAATTGTTTCTTCTGGTACTTTGAAAAGGATCATAAATCTTTTGTCGTCAAAAGGCGAGTTAAAAGTAACCCCAGGATAATACACATTGTGTTTTGTATATTTGTTAATAACTATTTGAAGATTTTCTCCTACTTTAGGTTCAAATAAAACTTCTTCTTCATTTTTAAAAATCAACATAATTGCTTGTTCATGATTAGCGACATGTAAAGCTTTAGCTTTTATTTTACCAAAAGCATTTTCAAATTGAATAATAGTATAATTTTCTTCAGGTACAGATGTAGAAATTTTCAAATTTATAGCCTCGGTTAAATTGCTAGAAATTGCAGGATTTTGAAAACTGGTATTTGCAGATTTATTTAACTTTTTGGTTTTTTTACTACTTGAATTATGTACTTCAACTATTTTTTTACCTCCATTTCTAGTAATTGAATTTAAGTAATCTTTTTCAATTTGCTGCAATTCATCTTCTGTACCATATAATGAAGATGAGTTATCAGTTATTTTTGATCCTGTGGCAGAATAAACAGATTTACTTGGGTCTGAGCTACCTATTACAATGTCTCCTGGTTTAAACATAGTTTTGTTTTGTGTTTGATGTGTGCTACGATATAATACAAAGAAAATAGATCAACTAAAATCTTTCAAATGTCTAAGAGTATTCAAATCATTAAACGAAGTACAGTAAAATTACCTGAATTATCTTCCTATAAATTGGTAATTGATGCTGTGAATGCTGTAAATATGCCAGATAAAATTTTTGTCAAACAGCGAATACAAAATTTTGCAAAAGAACGTATTGATGATATTTTTGTAGCAGTAGCCACTCCTACTCAACTTGAGGATTTTGATGAAGATGCTCCTGCAGAAGGAAGTTCTTTTTTTAGAACAAATACAATTGAACTTATAATGCGTACTCCTGAGTTACTGCAAACTGTATTTGACTCGTTAATGTATGAAGTTAAAAAACTTACAATAGATTTAGATGATTTAGAAAATTTAGAAGAAGAAGAAGTTTTTTTAATTGAATCTGAACAACCCATAAGCATAATTCCTGTTAAACCTTCAGCTGCAACAATTACTTCAATTGAAAGCGGAGATAGAAAATTGATTGTAAATTTTGTACCTCCTTCTACAATAGGAGAGAATCCATTAATTACGTATCAATACACTATTGACGCAGGAATCACATGGAATTATAAAGAACCTGCAGGCTTGAGTAGCCCAATCATTATAGAAAATTTACAATCTTCTACAACTTATGGAGTTAAAATTAGAGCTGCTACAAAAAACAATTTTGGTCTTGAGTCTCTTTTGGTTTACGCTACAACAGTCTAGTTTTCTACACCCATCAAGTGTAGTGTACAGCTTCTGTGTAATTTGTAAGTAGTTTAAAATAAATAATATAAGCAAAAGCAAGCAAAAAACCCGCCGTTTCAAAAAAATTAAAAATATGACTTCTACAGAAATTTTCAACCAATGCGTAAAACTTAAACGGCAGAAAAAAAGCGTTTCAAAGTTTTTATCTGATATTGGGTTTTCTTCTAATCAAGTTAAAACATTTAAAAAAAATTTAACTTTACTTATTAATGCTCCGACAGTAATAAGTAAAAAAAAGAATAACGAAAGACATTTAAACAACAAAGCAGTAATTCAGTTGAATCTACCTGAAATAAACAATGTCTCTGAAGATGATTGGAAGAGCGGTTTAAAATACACTGCCAAGTATGTATACAATAAAGAAAATGATAAATATGTTGTTCATTTAAAAGCTGCTAACGGTAATATCGTTCTTCCTGGAGATACAGTTAGAGGTATCTTCCAAAACTACTCTAACTGGTACAACAATGAAAAAAGTATCAATGAGATTTGTAGAAATTACAAAATTCCAAGAAACTATTTTACAGAGTTAAAAAATGTTTTTGGTATCACTCATGATTCTGAGCCTTTTACCCCTGAAGAATTGATAGAACGAGATCTTCACGAAATGACAGATGATGTTCTTCAGAAAAAGAAATTTCAACTTCATCAAGAATTTCAAAGAAAAAGCTGGCAACAAACTGAAGAAGCTGCATCTAAATGGTTTAAGTTTGAAGAAGGGATTTTCAATCCTTTTACGAATTTTCTTTCTTCTTGGGTGCCTCCTAAATACACTCAACTAAAAAAAGAAAAAAATGCAAAAGCTATTCGTAAATCTAAAGCGCTTGTAGTTGGTCTTTCTGATATACATTTTGGAGCCAAAACGAATTTTAAAGAATCGTACCGAAATAAAGGCTATAGTACAGAAGATGCGGTTAAATGCTTAGAGTTGTATGCTGAGAATATTGAAAAAGTTTCTGAAGAAAGAACCTACAATATTGATGAATGTGTGCTTGTTTCTTTAGGAGATATTCTACACACAACAGGAGCAGGGTTTACCACAAAGGGAACAATGCTCGTGCATGATTGTATCAAAGAAGAGCAATTTAATATTGCTTTTAATGCTATCGTTAAATTTATTAATAGTTTAATAGCCTTGTTTCCTAAAGTAACTGTTAAGAGTGTGAAGGGTAATCACAACGACTTTGGAGATTATGTACTGTTCAAAGCGCTAGAATGCTATTATAGATCTTGTAAAAATATTTCTTTCGAAGTGTTTCAAACAGATCATGGAATATTTAAACTTAAAAATAATCTGTTTGTAATTTCCCATGGATATAGTGCAGAGTATAAAGGAAGAATTCCTTCTTCATCTAAAGCTAGAGAAAGTTATATAGCTAATCTTTTTTTAGCTAAACCAGAAAGCCTGATTGGAATTAAGCAAAAAATTCTGTTGACTGCAGATCAGCATCATTTAGAAATGAAAGAGTACGCAGAATTCGAACATTACATGTTGTCTACTACAGTCAAAGGAGATAAACATAGTGAAGCTATGGGATTAAATAATATTCCTAGACAATCTAGTTTTGTGATAGATGATGAAGGCATCAAAGAAGTTTTATATAGTTATGGACATTGATTCTTTTTTAGATAGTAATCCTGAATATCCGCCAGCAAACAAAGAAGATATTTTAATTTCATGAAACTTATCCCTACATTTTTAGTGGTTTTTAACTTGTGTTTTTCTGGAAATTTAAACGCAGGATTAAAAAACAATATAAATACTTTAAATCTAAATATTTATAAATATCTTTCTGACAATACAGGGGTAATACAACCTCAGCTTGTAGCTGCTGTAAATGTAGGAGACTTAGTAAAATTTAGTCGTGCAGATTTGTTTGAGTATTCTGGTAGAATTACAGAAATAGAAGAAACTCCAGAAGGGTTAAAAATATATGGAGTAACTGAAGACGCTCAAACACATTTTGGTTTTGCTCTAATTAAAGGTGGTATTTTTGCAGGAGCTGTAGTAGACAAGAAAGAAACAGAAGTACATACCTTAGAATTCAGCTTGCCGCATAAAGGATATATACTTCTTAAAAATGCAAAGCATAATAAGTCTACCGCAATAAATATTTAGTATTTTTTTTGGTATAATATAATGAGTAGTATATAACTATTCAAAAATTTTAGATAATAGTATCTTATCTAAAAAGATAAGTCGCGAGTGTCTTGATCGAGATCGCAGTTTAATGTCTGACTTGGTGTAACTGTATATCTTTCATTGTCTGCAGCTGCAACAGATGATCTAACCGCGAAGCAGCAAACGGGACCGTAGCTCAATGGTTAGAGCAGGCGACTCATAATCGCTTGGTTGGGGGTTCGAATCCCTCCGGTCCCACTTTTTTAATTTAAAAAATTGACTAAATTTTCTCAGTTAGTTAGAAATAACACAACGCTGATGTGGCGAAATGGCAGACGCAACAGACTTAAAATCTGTTGGAGCGCAAACTCCGTGTGGGTTCGAGTCCCACCATCAGTACCCCCTTTCTTTTATGTACCCATAGCTCAGTTGGATAGAGCAACGGATTTCTAATCCGTTGGTCGCAGGTTCGAGTCCTGCTGGGTACGCTTTTTTTTTAACCTCCCCCTCTCAAAAAAACAAAATGAAATATGGTATAATAACTTGATGAAAACTATTCATATTTTTGCGTTAACATGGTTGCTAGCAGCCATGGATATTGTTATGTTAAAATTAAACCAAGACACCCCCTCTGCCATCATTTGGGGAAGTTTGGCGCTAGCCGCCATGACCATTATGGTCGCAGCGGCTAAAGAGCTGAGGGGTGAATAACTTCCCCCTCAGCTGAAGGGCCCTGACTGTTAATTCAGTCAGGGCCTTTTTTTTAACTATTACCCCCCCCATGAATAATCAATCACATTCTGGTATAGTATATTAGATGGCCACAAACAACCCATCCGCGAAAAAGCCTGTGAATCAGGCACGCCGCGCCGAACGTGAATTCGGCGTACGTCAATTGCGTAAGGCCTGGGTGGATTGGGCGGCCTGCAATATTGACGTTTTGAACATGGTAAAAAAACTTGAAACCGGAAGAGGGTATGGAAAGAATATAGGTATTCTAGAGGATTCGCTGCGCGCCCTGGCTTTCCCCGTGATGGGGGAGACCAACCACTGGCGAAACCGCACGCTTTTGGCACGAAAGTGCCAAAAAGCGATTAGGCATGTGCCCCTCCTGACTTCCTCCGAAAGGAGGAAATCGGTATGGTTTCAAGAATAAAATAAACCCCTCATACGCATGGGTGCGTAGAGAGGGATAAGAGATAGGTGGTGCCTATCTCTTTTTTTAGCTATTCAAGATCCCTTATATAATATATAATAACCACATGAACAGAAGAGACTTTATCTATACTGGACTAGTTGGTGGACTAGGTATCACTACAGGAGATTTTTTAAAGCTTAGAGCTGAGTCTACTTTAAAAGCTAAAGCAGAATCTGTAATTCATATTTTCCTACCTGGAGGAGCTGCTGCTCAAGAAACATGGGATCCTCACCCTCAAGCCCCTATTGAATATAGAGGCCCATTAGGTACAGTTAAAACAAGTATTCCTGGAGTACACTTTTCAGAACATTTAAAACATACAGCTAAGATAGCAGATAAACTTACTGTTGTTAGATCTATGACTCATGGAGAAGCTGCGCATGAAAGAGGAACTATCAGTATGTTTACAGGATACAGACCATCTCCTGCTCTTGAGTATCCTAGCTTTGGTTCTGTAGTAGCACATGAATTAAAAGATAGAAACAATCTTCCTGCATATGTATGTGTTCCTCAGAAAATAGGTAATAATGGTTCTGATCCTGCAGATACAGGATATCTCTCAAAAGCATATGGACCTTTTAGTTTAGGTAGTGATCCTGCTAGTGAAAAATTTAAAGTAAGAGATCTTAATCTTCCTGATAGTGTTACTCCTGAAAGATTTGCTAAGCGTAGATCTATTCTAGATACAGTAGACAGCCATTTTAAATATATAGAAACAAGTGATAGCGTAGCTGCTATGGATGAGTTTTATCAAAAGGCATATAATATGATTAGCTCTCCTTCAGCTAGAGAAGCTTTTAATCTAGAAGCTGAAGAGGCTAAAATTAGAGAATTCTACGGAATGAATCAGGCTGGTCAAAGATTCCTCATGGCTAGACGATTAGTGGAAGCTGGAGTTAGATTTGTAAGTGTTACTTATGGAGGATGGGATATGCATACAGGTATAGCTAGTGGAATAAGTAAACAGCTTCCCTCATTTGATCAAGCTTACGCTGCACTTATTACTGATCTAGAACAAAGAGGTTTACTTGATTCTACACTAGTCATGGTAAGTTCTGAATTTGGACGTACTCCTAAAATCAATAAAGATGCAGGTAGAGATCATTGGCCTAGAGTGTTCAGTGTAGCTTTTGCTGGAGGAGGATTTAAAAAAGGATTAATATATGGTTCATCTGATGCTACAGGTAGCGACGTAGAAGATAATCCTCTGACAGTAGAAAATCTAGCAGCCACTATGTATACCCAATTAGGTATAGATCCAGATAAGCAACTCATGGCTCCAGGAGGTAGACCTGCAAGTATTGTAAAAGAAGGTAAAGTAATACAAGAGCTTGTATCTTAACCCCCCCTAAATATTTATAACTATTTTGGTATAATAATATGGAGTGCAATTAGCTGCAGCTGATTGTAACATCTCGTCAGGTTTCATCGTATGGTTGATCACCGTATGCCTGTCAGAATGGCTCCTACGCTACCTTTGCGGCGTATGACGAGCAAAGGCTGGTTTTACTACCAGATCCAAGTGTAGCCTTGTCCGTATCCGGGGCGTACTGGTACGGTGTTTAACGGCGGAGGTTCGTAATTGTAAAACCTAACCGCAAGTGGTCTGTATAGATCTTGTAGTATATTCGTGAGAAATATACCGGACTATACAGGCTGCGAAAGGTGTCGCGTATGCACCTATTTATAATTATGATACGCAGCCTCACTGCGCCGGGGTATATACCTGAGAGGGTAAGCGCGCAGCGGCTTTGGCGGAGTCGATATACATAACCGCAAATGGTGGTGCATGTGCAAGGCTCAAACGTAGATGCCTACACATGCACTGCCACCCCTTTTGGGTGAATGGGTGCATGAGGGAGAGTGTCAGGGGTGGCACTCTCCCTCTAACCTATTTTTTTAGCTATCAGAGATTATATTATTATATTATAATATAAGTATGGCTAAACAGAAGACTGAACCCAAGAAAGATACTTCACCCAAGATATATCAGAGAGAAAAAATAGACTTTGATTTACATATCAGAGAGTTAGCTTGGACAGAGAAACAAAAAGCTCTTATAGAATTAGGAGCTAGCAAAGAGGCTAAAATTATTTTTTTAGCTGGTCCAGCAGGTACTAGTAAAACACTTACCTCTGTAAGAATAGGATTAGAACTATTAAATCAAAAGAAAGTAAGTGATCTTATCTTTGTAAGAGCTGCTGTAGAGAGTGCAGATTCTAAACTAGGTTTTCTTCCTGGAGATATTGCAGGAAAGTATGAGCCCTATATGGGACCATTTGAAGATAAGATAGAAGAACTGCTTCCTGTGGGAGAAGCTAAAAGATTAAAGACAGAAGGAAGGCTAGTCTATCAACCTATTAACTTTATAAGAGGAGCTAGCTGGACTGCTAGATGTGTTATTGTGGATGAGTGTCAGAATATGACACTTAACGAGATCCAAACTATTCTTACTCGTATAGGTAAATTTACTAGAATGATTCTCTGTGCAGACAGTGCTCAGAGCGATCTTCCTAAGAGTAAACAGGGAGGATTTGATAAATGCCTACATATGTTCAATACTCCTGAAGCTGAGCGGATGGGTATCTATAGTCTAGCATTTACAGAGGAGGATATTATGAGGAGTGAGATCTGTAAGTTTATTGTTAAAACTTTTCAGGATAATAATCATATATTAACCCAGCCTCACTAGTATGAGAAAAGATCTCCTCGTATTAGGTATATTTATACTTATTATTGCAGGTGAACTATATCCTAGTGGAAACAAACATGAGAGTAAACTAATCAGAAGACTCTATCTAGATGCTATAGGAACAATACCTACTCCAGAAGAGATAGACTGGTATTGCATATATAACAAAGATGCGTATCAGAGTGCCCTAGATTATATAGTTTCTTTTAAGTCTAGTAAGTTTACTCCTAGATATAGAAATAAGAGTAAGTATGAGTTGCTGGAAATTTTTACTAGAAAAGACTATTTTTACCCAGAAGTAAAAAGGTTCAATTCCAGTAAGAATATAGAAGACATGATTAGATATGCTTCTGGAATACCAGATAGGAATATAGAAGACTGTAAAGATAAATTTGTAAGAGATTCTCTAGTTGTTTCAGAAGATTATATAGATGCGGCAGACTATATTTGTATGTGGCTAATGAGCAGGAATACTAATCTTGAAGAAGCTAATAGGCTCAATCTGATAGCTAAAAAAATGAAAGGTGAGAAAAGTGAAAAGATAATGAGAGCTCTATTAGAGGAGATAGTTAAGTTTGAAGACGTAGTAACTAGATAGCTCCCTTAATATATCTAGAGAATAATTGGTATAATAATATGAAGCATGGTGCTTCAAATTAACCAATATACATATGCGTGAAGCAAAACTGTTAAATGAAAAAGAATTAATTAACCTGATTGAAAAAACGAAAAACACAGGGGTTTTTCGATTATCAGGAAGAGAGGGGATATACACAGTCAATGTTGAGAATAACAATTTAACTCTCCATGGAGATGGAGAGGCGTTAGAAGTTTATAGCGACAGAGCAATTCTGCTCAATAACTATAAACTTCTATTGCAAGAAATAGAAGATCTGACTTGGTTAGAATTAAGCATTTTTATACCATTAGACTTGTCAATTTAATCCAACTCAAAAGAGGTCCAACCCCTCTTTTTTTAGCTATTGTATTTGCTTTAAATTATTCAAGTAATAAATGGTATAATAATATGAAGCATGGTGCTTCAAATTAACCCAAATAGAATAGTATGGAAGTAAAGAACGTTTTTTTAGTCGAGCAACTTTTTGAGGAGTGGGTGCTCCTCATGAAAGTAGAGAAAGAAGACGAGGCAGAGAAAACTGCCGCGCTATTGAATAAGACTCTCTTGAAACCAGTGAGAGTGCTTAAATGCACCGTTGAAGAAACGGTCCTTTTCAACACCTCCAACCAGTAAACCCCGAGAAAGAGCGTAATGGTCAGTACCTATTACTGTCGCTCTTTTTTTAGCTATTACCCCCCTCAATATAACTAGAGAATAATTGGTATAATAATATGAAGCATGAAGCTTCAAATTAACCCAAATAAATAGCATTAACATGAGCTTTGATATGATTCAGAAAGTGTATCGTTTTCCAAACAGTTTAGGGGCCAGCGTGGTGTGCCATGAGTTTTCCTATGGAGGAAAAAATGGCCTGTGGGAGCTTGCGTTAATTAGATTCAAGAACATGGAGGACCCAGAAAGCTGGGAGTTTTATTACCATGACCTAACCAACAACGACGTGGTAGGTTGGTTAAGTCAAAAGGATGTGGAAGAGCTTTTAGAGAAAATTAAAGCTCTGCCTGCTCCTCCTCCTACCCCTCCTTAAACAATGCGCGTCACCTGCGCTAGAGTGGTGAGGCTAATCGGCTTCGATTTTTTTTAGCTATTATATACCCCCCCTAAATAATTAATATTATTTATGGTATAGTATTATGAATAGCAAATGGTTTGCTAATTCAAACTTAACCCAAAAAATCAGAATCATATGAAAGAAAAAATTGAAGCACTCGTTGAGTTGTCAGGTATCAGAAAAGCATGGATGATGATGACGGAACAACTTCCGTACATGTCAAAAATTCTGCCAGAGGAAGCTTTGGTGGCATTTACTCTTAAATATTTCGAAGAAACGTTCTCTGAAGAAGAGATTGATTTCTTAGCGGAATTTCACGCCAATCCAATAGCAAAAACAATCATGACTAAGTTCATGCACGTGATGCCAGCGATGCAAACTAGCATGCAAAAGTTTTGCGCGGATAGAATTGAAAATATGACTCCTCTTGAGAGAGAAGAATTATTTGAAGATTTGACCCTCAGTTATGGCGATCACGAGTAGTAAACCTAAACAAGAAAGGAGGTGAATAATGACTGAAACTATAAACAAAGTAGGAGTGACGGTGCTTGTCGTCTTGGGGTGGGCAAGCCTCCTCAAAACGCTACTGAAAAAGTAGCAAGAAAAGAGACAGAAAGGATTAAATTCCCTAGAGTGTCTCTTTTTTTAGCTATTATATACCCCCCCTAAATAATTAACATTATTTGTGGTATAGTATTATGAATAGCAAATGGTTTGCTAATTCAAACTTAACCCAAAAAATCAGAATCATATGGACATCAAAACAATCGGTAAAGTCGTTGCAGGAGCAGGAGCAGTCTGTGGTTTGGTAGTTGCCGTCAAAAAAGGATTTCAACATGCTTCCTGTTGGTATATGAGCAGGTTAGTCAAAAAAGAAATCAAAAAACGGCAGAATGAAAATGAAAAAAATGATTTTGTAGGAAGCTGCACCGAAGCGGCAGACGCAGCGCTGTAAACGCTGTAAAAATCAGAAAAAAGAGCGCAATGGGCAGTACCTATTACTGTCGCTCTTTTTTTAGCTATTATATACCCCCCCTAAATAATTAACATTATTTGTGGTATAGTATTATGAATAGCAAATGGTTTGCTAATTCAAACTTAACCCAAAAAATCAGAATCATATGAAAATTGAAATGTCTTGCTGGAACATCCTTTTGGCAGCACTTGCGATCAAAGTTGGCTGGGTAGTAGGAGAGCGTGTAGGAGAAAAAATCAGATCTTGGATGTAATGAAATGGTCAACTGTGGCAGTAATCTACCTTGTGGTAGCAGTAACTGCTATTGCGGTAGAGGAAGCGTTTAAGAGAATTGAAAAGCGCTTCAAGTAAAAAAAGAGAGAATATTGTAGAATTAAATTTCTCAGTATTCTCTTTTTTTTAGCTATTAGATAGTATAAAATAATAAAAAATAATTTATAAATAACTGCAACAAAAACTTTAAA